TATTTGATATAATAAGACATCAAACTTAAAGATGATTGGGAGGTAGCAGGATGACAGAAGAGATTATTAATAGAACGATGCAGGTTTTTCTTTACACTAGTGGAATTGTTGCGTTTTGGCAGATTACAAAGCATATGCCAAAAGCACTATATACATTGCTTGAATGCATATCAGTTATGGCATCGACTGTTTTATGTATTACTCCAGTTGCTTTACTTATTGAATACATTTTAGCAGGCAACGTAGACACTACCATGATGTTTACGGGATGTTGTGCTAGTGTAGGTTTATTAAGCGGTATTTGGATGGTTATGGTACAATCATCGAGAGAGTTACAAGGAAAGAAGCAATACAAATATGTTGTTCTCTAAGCATGGATTCAAGAGCGTGGATACTACCGAATCGTTTGTAAAAGAAGCGATGGAATTCGGCAACAAAGATGTGGTTCTCAGTGTGGTGCATGAAAATGGGGTTATTGATATAGTTTTTAGCCCTACAATGGATGCAATTGAGGCTGAGGTTTACCACTTCCTTAATGATGGCACAGAACTCAAGTACACCATGCCCATCAAAAGTCTCACGAGCAACAACATATCAACACTGTACTTGACAAGTGCAATATATGCATATCTGTCCGAAGCGTTTAAGGTTGCTGATATGTTCAGAAGCACAACCAGACAAAGCACAGACTACGCTTCCTAGCTGAATCCTCCAGAAATGGGGGATTTTTATTATCAGTATTTAATTCCTAAAAAATCTACGATTTTTTATAATTTTATTTTTGATAATAAAAGCCCATCCCCTTGACTTTGTCAAGGGGATGGGGAGAAGACTTATCAGTCCTCTCCTTCACTATCATCATTTACATCTGCCCATTTGTCTTCACAATCTGGTTCAACATCAAATTGTTCATCCAGTTCTTCATCTGTCATATAATCCATTGGGTCTACGTCAACACTAGGGAAGATTCTTGCTTCCAATTCTGCTTCAAGATAATCCATAACTATCCTCCATTACATACATCTTACAGCATAGTCAAAAGAAAAACAAGAAGAATCTGTCAAATAAATATATTGTTTTGCCCTTGTAATCGCCCATTGTTTTGATATAATAATGCTGTAAGGAACAAAGACATGGAAATCAAAGACTACGACAAACAGAGAGCCACAGTTCTCAACGCACTTTACTGTAGTGTCCGTTCTGCTATTGAAGCAGAGAATGTACATAACAATACCAGGATAGAGTGGATTGAAGATGATTTCAAGGTTGCAAAACAGAAACTTGAAACAATCGAAGCAGAGATGAGAGTTTTGCTTGGAGACCCGTTTGCAGAGGAAGGCGCAGAATAATGGAACAAACAGTACACTTTGTAAATGCATCGGACTTCTTTGATGCGATAGAGTTGGGTGATGCAGAGTCTGGAGAATTTCTTGAACAGTTTACATTCGGCGATGCTCTTACAGACATCACTTTAGTTGCAAAAACCACTTTCCTGCAACGTCTTACAAAGTTCATTGGAGAGTGCGAAGACATCTATGAAAAAGATGTTGTCATGCAATCCTTGAAAGAGTTCAACTTTGGACTCTTGGGTGCAATAAAACACGTAAACATCGAAATGTAAAAGGGAGGGCGAAAGCCCTCCCTTTCTTTTTGGATCCAAAGCTTTTTATTATTGATTTTCAATTTCTAAAAAATCGAAGATTTTTTACCAATTTATTTTTGATAATATTTTTGCATACCTATATTTATTTGATATAATAAGACATCACTGAAGGAGATAGCAATGGCTACAAAAACTGGTTTGACAACGATGGATGCGGTAGTAAAGTTGATGGAATTCAACAAACTTTACAACACAATTGTCACTACTTCTGTCAATGAGAAGAACAATCTCACTCAAGCAGAATGGGCATTGGAAGATGCAAAGTTTGAAATTCTGCGTACAGTTGATGTCAAGGAATTGGGTTCTAATTCTGAACAGCGTGAAGCAAAACTCGCTGGTATGCTTGCAGAACAGGTGAAGGCTGTGCGCTCTATAACTCTTCGTTATGAATTGATAAAGGCAGAAGAACAAAAGTGCCGTGCTAATCTAGAGTTTGCAAAGCACTTGGTTCGTGCTTCCGAATCCTTAACGGAAGCCTAAAACCAAAAGGAGGGCGAAAGCCCTCCTTTTTATTATTGAAAATTAAAGCTTAAAAAATCGTAGATTTTTTAGCAATTTAAAACACAGAATAAAAAATGAAAATGGGGAGCTTTTGTCTCCCCATTAACTTTTAGCCTTGGTTTTTCCGTTCTTCTTTCTTATCTTGAAAGCAATCTTCGCAGGCTACAAACCACTTTTTGACCTCGTCCCATCTCCAACATCGACCTTCGCCTGCACTTACAGTACAAGCACAATAGCAACATCTACCAGTAAACTTGTTTTTCATATCATCCCTCACTAACAATATAACATAGGTCGGGAGAAAATGTCAAGAAAAAAGCCCCTATATTTACTAGGGGCTTTAGTTTAGTCCATGATGTTGGCGAGTCGGTCTTCTTTGGTTTTTATTTGACCAGAGAACCAACCATTGCGCTTTGGCTCTGCGTTTTCTGCCTGAGTAACAAGAGTTAGTTGATGCTTGTAAACCTCTTCCAATGCAGAGATTTGTGTTGCAATGTTGTTTGCTACCTTTGTATCATGTCTCATCATATCCATTTGGATATCTTTAAGAGACACAATCTGATGACGAGTTGCAAACAAAATCTCACGAAGCCTGTCCGAATTTCTAGTTGTTTTCATATTAACTTCCTTACAACACTAATATAACACAAATATCAAGGGAAGTCAAGAATTATTTTTGTTTTGACAGATGAGCATATTCTACGATACAATATGCTATCAAAGAAAGGTGAAGGAAGATGATTTGGTACGACAAGCAATGGGAGAATCCATTATTTTGGTTTGATAAGATGTTGACTTATTCGGAACACGCAAGGTTACGAACGATGGAAAGAGATTTGCCTTTTATAGATTTCCTCCCAGTAGACTCAAAGTATTTATTTCACGTTCTTAAAAAGGATGTGTTCTCAATGACATTTGAAACAACAGTCAAGGGCAAGAGAATGGAAATAGCAATCAACTCTATAGGTGTTGTAATGACTGTGTATCCTGTAATCAAAAGCACTGCAGACAAGTTTCAGTTCAAGTATAAGCAGTACCTTGGAGCGTTCAAAAAGCCTGATGATTTTATGCCACCAATCATTATAGAGTCTGATTTAAGTGGGGAAGATTGTATGGATTCAGAGTTATTTGAAGGAATGTAGGGTTGATGCTTGGCTGGGGTAAAACCCAGCCAAGTTTATTATGCATTTTTAATTTCTAAAAAATCGTAGATTTTTTTACAATTATATTTTTGATAATAAAAAGGAGAGGGCTTGCGCCCTCTCCTTTAGTGTGATACAGCTAGTTTGGCTTTCCAATCAATCTGTTCTATGTCATCCCAAGTTGCTGGAAGGTTGCTTTCCACAAAGAATGCAAATTGTTGAGACTCTTCGTCATTGGTGTCCCAATAAACAGCGGCTTCTTTGTACGTTCCAAAGTCGTGGTTTTCAGACTTGACTCCAAAGTAAGCATTGTCTGGAATGTTAAGGAATCTGTTTTCCAGAAATTGAACAAACTTTCTTACCTCAGTATTCATTGCAGGCAGATAGTCTTCGTTTGAATTGACCTGAACACAATCTTCTTCGTATGGTACTGGACCAAGAGTCATCCATTCTCTCATTGCTTTATCTCCTTAAAACCAAGCCAAAAGGTAGTGACCAGCATCAGCGTGAAGCCTGAACATCTTGACCAAGTCTTTGAACTCTTGCTCTTCGATGTCATAGTTTTCGACGTAAGAATCACGCCATTCTGTTGTTTCCAAATCATCTGCCATCTGTTTGACAGTTTCGTTTGGAATCTCAAAGGTTTCTGGGTCGCCATATAAGGAAACACCAGTGACATCCTCTACAAAGCGGTCATAAACTTTGCCACGGAATGAATCATTTCCGTGACCAGAGAAAACTCCACCGCAGAGTTTAAAGTCACCTTCAATAACGCCGTTCTCTTCTTTACTTTTTTTCCAAATGTTATCAAGTCCCATATCGTTCTCCTTACTCACATATTATATCAAATAAAAGTAGATGTGCAAAAATATTATTGAAAATAAATTGGTAAAAAATCGAAGATTTTTTAGAAATTAAAAAGACATAATAAAACCCCAGAATTAACTCTGAGGTTTTACTAGCTGAATAAAGAGAACAATGATTTAATTTGTGGTTAGCTGGAATTCAACCAGTACGGTTTCACAAGGGCAGTTCTTTCGATGGTCTCTGCCTCCGATGGTATCCTTGTCTTTGAATCAGAGCATAATACCTAACCACAAATAATTTGCCTTGACATAACTGTTTGCGTCAATCCCTGCCAAGGTCAGTAAGAACTTGTGGCTTTTGACCACCCCAAGGTTGCTACCCTTATTTGAATCTCGCAATAGATTCTAGCCGTTCTGGATTCTTACTGGTTGAGGGAGGTTCTAGACTCCATCCCTACACCAATATATTACGCCATCTCTAAGGTGGATGCAAGCACTATTTAGTTAACACATATTATATAAATAAACCTTGCAAGACTATGCTTTTATATGATATATTCTTTGTATGGAAAACACTACTACTAAGCGAATGGTTATGAGAGTTCGCATTCAAGACGTTGGCAACAGGTCTTCTGCTATTGAGTACGTTGGTCAAGGCGTTTGGTTTGATGGCAAGTCTTACATCGTAACCCGATACAAATCAAACCCATCAGTGTTCTATTTCTTTGTATATAATGATTTCGTACCAGCATACAATTACTTTGATGAAATGAATGCTGGAATTGGTAATGAAATCTGGCAGTTGAATCCTGAAAATGGAAATTACTCTGGTAAAACTTTTGCCTACAGTTCAATGCTTGACAAGTTGTACGACCCATATGCGGTGAATCCAGTGGTAGAATCCCCAAGTTTCTTGTTTGAGATTCACTAGCGTCTATCACATCCCTTGACGAAAGTCAAGGGATGTTTTTATTATTGAAATTAAAATTGTAAAAAATCTACGATTTTTTAGAAATTGAAATGGCATAATAAAAACCCCTCTTGCTGAAAAGGGGTTTTTATTTTTTGGAAGAAAGTAAGTGATGAATCTTACATCTCTATAGTACAGGAGAGTTCTTCTTCTGTCAAGGTGCATTCTGAAAGATATCTCTTGACAAGTACCCATTCAGTCTTATCATTGTTATCATAAACCCACCAATTACCACCAGTGAAAACATACTGATAATCAATACAGGAAGAGTACTTGACTGAAAGATATTCATCCATTGGCGTAGTTACAGAATCTACATCAGTTTCTGCACGGTCTCTGCCATAGAAAACAGTTACGCCCTGCTCTGGATTATTAAAATTATGAATACCGTCAGGAGTTACTTTTGGTGCAAGAAATGACATATCACCAAAACTTAACAGCTCCTCGACTTTTTCAATCTCAGAATAATTCTCTACAAGTGTATGACCTACACCGTTTGGATATCCATCAAAGTGACAATAGGAATGCTTGATTGTTCCATCCTCAAGCATCAAACCAATACGTGAACGAGTTGACATAGTGTTTTATTTCCTTACACCACAGTATATGCCATATTCCAGCATATATCAAATAAATATAATTTATTTAATTTCTTGCAGATTTGTTTTTATTCGATATAATATGTGAGTAAGGAGTTATGATGAAGATTCAAACCACAAACTACGGTCTCTGCTCTGTAAAGAAGCACAAGTATCAGACCAACGGCAACCTCGGTCTTTCTCTAATTGACGAGGATGGATGCCCTGTCACCTACATCACCACCAACATTTTTCCAATGGCAGAAAATGAGTTCTGCGCCAACATCTTTAATATTGGTTTTACACTCTGGAACGATATTGCAACCTCTGGTCTCTTTGAACAGACTGGTGAAAAAGTTCCATCTGGGTATTGTGAATATCCAGTCTGCAAGCTGATTGTAGACATCGACTAAAAGGAGGGCGAAAGCCCTCCTTTTTTATTATCGATTTTCAATTTCTAAAAAATCTACGATTTTTTATGGTTTTAATTTCCATAATAAAAAGGGGGCGGGGATTTCGCCCCGCCCAAGTTACGCCATCTTTTACCATCAATAAGTTGCATCCAAACTTGCCTTGGTGATATCAACAACTCTCAAGATTGTTGTATTGACTTGTATCAACTCATTTATCTTGGCATACTTTAGATGCTTGCCAACAGGAGAGTTGGTGCTGATAACATTAAGGTTTGTATTGATTAAATCCAATGATTCCTTAAGCAAAACACGCTTGCAGTCACCATCAGAAAACTCAAGGAAGATATACTTACCGACATTATCAGTCGATTCTTCACAGTCCTTGATTGATACAAGACCGCTTTTACCACTTAAAGCATTCGCAATCTCACGGTTTGCTACTTCTTGCCAAGTCACTACTCTACCCAAAGAGTATGATTCAATCTTGGCTTGAATACGGCAGTTAGAAATCTCTTCAAATGCAAGTTCGTCTAAGTTCATTTTTTTGCTTCCTTAGTGGGGGAGGAATGACCCTCCCCCACATTTGTGTTAGATGGTTGCTACACTTTGAGTCTGGGTAGACTTGTGGTTTGCTTCTGCTTCCTTCGCAACCTTGATAGTTTTGTCTGCAAGTGTCTTTAATTCATTAAGAATTACAATAGCAGATGCACCGTCAAGTCTTGTAACATTCAGTTTTGACAAACGTTGTATCAGAGCATGATTGGCAACATACTTATTGCGGTCAACACTGACTGGCAGTTTCTTTCCAGACTGCTTAGTTGGTAGCAAACCTGCAGATGGTGACCGCTTGTTACGGTATTTCTCGTTGAGAGGAACAACCGTATTCTTGGTGTAAGCCTTAACAGTCTCTTTAAGCCATTCCCAAACTTCCTTGTCAACAATCTGGCAGGTATCCTTTTGGACGTTGATGTTGAACACAAGGTTGTCAAGGTCTGGGTTGTTATAAGAAACCCGGAATCTGAACGCATTGCATAAGGGAGTCTTTTCAGCGATTCCCATCATTGTTCCAAAGGTCAATGTGCGACCATTGCGAACCAATGCACCGCCCTGATTGTCATTTGTTCGCCCCATGATTTGGGGATGCTTACGCTCTGCGTTTTCAGCCCAAATGACACTTAGCTGAAGACTTATGACAGCCTCTACTCGCTTGCCATTCACAAACTTGTTGACTGTGAAGGTGTGCACATTAGAGGTGTGAGCGTTTTTACTTGTCTCAAGAATGTCCCATGGCTTTACGGGTTCATTGTTGATGTAAACTTGATAAGAGTCCTTGAGACCATAGTATGTAACACCCAAGTGAAACTCAAGTCGTTTCATAAGGCTTTCATACTTGGTTTGCTCAAGAGATGTCTTTGAAATCCAAATCACACTTCCTGTTTTGGAGCCGTGAAGGTATGGGTTCAAAATAGTCTCTGATTCATCCTTCGTGCACTTTCGTACAATATTGGAAGGATTGTTCGAAAGCATCTTTTCGTCCCAATCAAGGTAAGAGTAAAGGTCTCCATCAACACCACGGGTGTAGACTTGGATTTTATTGCCCAAAGACAAACCAGCAGATACCATGCCAACACCAAAGCAACCAAGTTCATTATGGTACTTGCGAATACGTCCAGTACTAGCAGGAATCAGTGCTTTGTGCAACTCAAACTGCGACATACCACGACCATTGTCGGAGATAACAATGTTGTCAATGACGTTTTCACCCTTCTTCAAAGTAACCCAGCACTTTGATGCGCCTGCATCAAATGGGTTGTCAGAGAGGTCTGCGATAGCGGCACTGGCACTGTAGCCAAGTTTGCGAAATGCGTTGAGCAAATCCAAGTAATCTGGCATATACTCAACAAAGTTTGTTTCAGTCATTTGTTTTTCCCGAATGTTGTACAGTGGTTTTGCCCACCGCCACTAGTAATATATCACACTCAAGGTTCATTGCAAGCCCTAAACAGAACAAATAACACAAATACCAAAAATATTATTGAAAATAAAACCTTAAAAAATCGTAGATTTTTTAGAAATTGAGAATGCATAATAAAAAAACTCCCCACCTGAGATACAGATAGGGAGTGAAAGGTATGTCTATGAACTAACAGTAATACTATACCACACTTCTAGCTGATTACAAGGAAGAATCGCCAGAATTATTTTCCTGGCGATTCTTGTGCTTTGCTTTTCTGGAGTACTTTGATTTGTCCTTGAAACTGGTTGGACGCATCTGGCTGGCTCGCATCATTTCTGTACCTGATGCAAGAGCCAACTCCTCAACAAACTTCTTGAACTTTTTCATTTTGCTTTACCTTTGTTTCTTTATTGATAAATTGTTGATAGATATAATCTTTTTCAATATCTTGCTTGTATCTATGTGCGTTTTCTTTTATGACTTGACCTGCTTTAATAGCCTTACTATTTGAAAATACAAGTTTAGTAAGCATCACTTCACCTCAATCTTTCCATTGTTATCTGCTTGTGTTTTAAACTTTTCCACAAGGGCTACATATTCATTTTCAAAGATAGAATACTTGGAGCGGAATCTTCTTTGGTATGGCGTATCTTTAAGTCGCTTTGCCATATATTTAACTGTCTCGGAACACAAGTTTTCAGTTAAATTAAAACCAGTCAAGTCTTCAATGAGTGGTTCGTAATGATGACTGTGATTCCAAGGTTCAAGGGAATCAGAAACCCACATAACTTTTTTCATGTCAACTCTCATGTACTAATATATCAAATAAAAACCATATATGCAAGAATTGAAATCATTATTTTTAAATGATATACTAGACACATGGGAATATTTAAAGCACTACCTCTAATGGCAGAAATTAAAAAAACTGCTCATTTAAACAATCACTCTCTGGCAAACTTCAATATAATTAGTGAGGTTAAATATACATCCGCTTGTAAGATATGCAATAAAGAAGTAACAATTGACTTAGAAGCGGAATTACCTGTAAGTGGTGATTTATTTACTGAAACTTGTGTAAAACCACCAAGAAAAAAGAAGATTCAAATGTCTTCATAATTAGTGAGAGAGCCATACTTATCATAAAAACCCTGAAATATTTGTTCTGCAATATGTTTCGGGGTTTTTACATTGAAAATTGCTCCAAGCACTTCAACTCTAATAAAGTGTTTTTTACCATTAAACCAGAAGATAGCTCTAGTACCATCTGGATATCCTAATCTAATTCCCCTCATTTCACTTGCGTTGGGCCTTAGAACTTTTTCAGATGGGAAGAGACATTTGCCAAACAAGGCTTTTTCAAATTCAGTCATAGTGTTATTATATCAAACTTTTATTATCCTAAATTAATTTCTAAAAAATTGTAGATTTTTTACTTTTTAATTTTCAATAATAATGATGGAGGGAATATGATCTTTTCAATTGTTTTCCTTGTCATTACTCAATTTGTTTTGGCATGGAAATATTTGTTACTCAAGGAAGACTACGATAAGTTAAAAGAAAAAACCTCATCTTTACAATGAGGTTCTATTTTTACTTAATTAATTCTTTCATTTTGGATTTTGCATAAGGGTCATTGGGATATCGTTTTAAATTAAAGCGACAATTTCCAATGGCACTTATTCTATCTCCAGTTTTAATATAGAGAGAGGTGAGAGAATGGAAGGTTGTTTCTGGCGCATCTTTCCATCGAATTGCGCTCTCGTAGTATCGAATAGCAAGTCTTTCATCAGTCATCATAATTCGATAAAATTGACCTAGATATTCGTATGCTCTATAACCATTTGGATTAATAGAAAGATACATTTTGGCAAACTTTTCTGCTTCAAATAACCATACAGTATCTTTCTTGTTAATAGCCAAACTCCACATAAGCCAAATCATGTTTTCCCAAGCATCTCTGTCATTTGGGTTTAGCTTTAGCACTTCTTTGTAGAGATTGACTATCTTTGGATAATCGCCCTCTTTAGTACTAGAAACACCGTGCCAAAGTACATCTATTGCCTTATGTAATTGTTTAAGTTTTAATTCACGAGTTTGCATTTTCTGTTTCCTTATACTTTGATAGGATTTTATTTTTGATTTTAAATGGGAGTTCTACATCGTTAGATAAACCCATCAAGATTTCTGCTGGATACCAAAGGGAGTTTCGTTCTTGGTTGGTTTTGTATTCATAAACAACAAAACCCCATTCTCCCGAAAACTCACCAAATTCATACTTTATCAAATATGCTTCACCATCATTTGAAGGAAACACACCATCAACAAAGAGTTCCTTACCATACAGACCAATAACAAAATCTTTACCGTAAGATAGTTCTCTTCCTAGATTTGTTTTTGGATTGTAAATCCAATACTTTGGTTTTTGCATAGTTTATTTTATCCGAGTATTCACGAGTTTGCATTTTTTTCTAACTCTAAATCCTCTTCATCAAATGTATAGTTTTTCAGAATTGCTTGCTTTGTGCTTTCTGGAATATCAACATTTTTACAGAGTCCCATCAATACACTTTGTCTTTGATATCCTTCATATATGGTTCTACGCTTCTTTTGCGATTTGTCCCATTCATAAATAAAGAAATGCTCATCGCCTTTAATATCAGAATAAGAATGCTCAATTAAATAAGAGCCATCAGCATTAACAAAAGCATCGAAACCTGAAATGATATCTGCACCGGCTAATTGAAAGCCAGTACCAGTTTTCGATAAGTAAATCCAAACTTTTTCTTCCATAGTTTATATTATCCTACTTCACCCAATGACTGCAAATGTATTATTGATTTACGCATTACATCAACAAAAACGTCTACCATTTCTTGATGTGTCCATTTTTCCATTCGTGCATAAATTGAAGCTGGATAAACGGTACTGTAGCCTCTCTTTGCACCAGAAACATAAGTATTGTTCAATGGCATAAAATAATTACCAGAAACCAATCGCATTCTAATCGTGGAATCTATATTATATTTACTTGCATACTTTTGATGGGAGAATAATGAATAGTCTTGCTTTGTGCGGAAATCAAAACCATCACAAAAAACTACATAAGGGAAATAACCATAGATAGATGTAAGACCTTGAAATGTGTTAGAGTTTTTGAATGCTCTCTCTATTGCATTTCCATTTGCTTGTTTTGGTCTTTCTTCAATTGGGGTGTTTGGGTCTAATTTTTTATTCCTTAGACATTCCTTAGCCCAACCAGAATCTGAGATTGGTGTGTATCCATCGTGTCTGCCTTGATGTTTTGCTTCAGATACAAGAATGATATGTTTGAATCCGCTCTTGCTCTCGATAAAACAAATCCCACCATCAGGACTTACACCATCAGCACTATCAATGGAATCAAGTGTGCTAGGGTCAATTACATCCAAATTGTTTTTTAGATGAAAATGATTGATATACTCCACACTATTGTATGCAGTCCAGCCACCTTTTTTGTGCAGATAGGAAAAGCAGCAATTTGGAAACTCGGATTTTATTACATCAAAAGCACTACCAACAGCAAGAACAATTTCTGATTCCTGTAATTTAGAATCAATGTTCTTTTGAGTTCCGTTGGTTGTGTGTATTCCTCTTGCCATATGACATTGTATCATATTGTCAAATAAAAGCAGACAAGAAAAGGGGAAATCTTGTCTGCTCTATAGGCTTGTTTCAATTGGAGGAGTAAAAACAAGTTAAAAGAATTATACCACTTTCAACGCAATTGTCAAAAGCTCATTAAGGTTTTATTGTTTTTACTTAATAAACATCCACCGATCAAATATTTATGTTCTTCGACAGGTGTAATTATTTTTGCTTCATTATCAGTTAGAGTAGATATATCTAATGCTCTAGAAAGTAAAAATTGGAACTCGGTTTCAGTGAGTTCCAATTCTTTAAGTATTGATTCTTTGCTTTTGCCAGAGTTTGTTTGTTCGATAAAATAAACAAATCGAGCTAAAGTTTTCCTCAAGTTAATTTCGGTCATGGCATTTGGAATCTTTTTGGTTCTGTAATCCAAAGTCCATCCATAATCATCAAATCTTCTGCATGAGACAAAGATGCTTGCGTTTGGCTTTCGATATCGTCAAACATCAAAGCAGTGCGAGCAATTGAATCATAATCAAGAGCATCAGATATTTCCACCAATTCTTGAATGGAAATATCTGTATCATGCGCTCTCAGAATAGTTGTTATATCTTCTGTAGTAAACTCAAAAGAATTAAGAAACATACTCATTTAATACCACCACATTATCAGCAATCATAATTTTGTATTTGCTGTTATTACCATAGAAACGAACTGCACCATCCTTGTCAACCATAAACTTCTTTGATTCAGGAGTGGGGCAAGCAGATACGATAAAAGCACCATTCAAATTGGTAACGTGAGCAACAAAGCCAACATTCAATCCAATGTACTTGATATACTTCTTTGGAACAAGAATGCGATTTTTGGAGCGAGCAGAAATTGTCTCTGAAATGGTGTAGTCGAGTTTTCTAGTCATGTATTATTTTACTACATTAATCTCGAATATGCAATAAAAAACCTCATCTTTTAAGGGATGAGGTCTAAATAGCTCCATTAAGAATCGAACTTAAAATATGGACTTAGAAGGTCCGTGTTATATCCATTTAACTATGGAGCCTTATCAAACTTACATATCTATTATACCACTACTCTACAAGTTTTTCAGTCTTTTTGGCAATTGATTTAAGCAATTTCCTCAACATATAAATCTCGTAAAATACAGGAACATACATCATAATTACGACACCAGCAAAAATATAAATGTAAAGAGTATTCATGTTATTATTATATCGTATCTTTTAAAACAATATGACCTGCGTGTACCTCTGCATGGCAATTTCTACAAAGGAGAGTACAGCTTTTAATTTCATTTAATATTCTTTCTTTACACCAACCCCTCATATGATTAAAATTTTTATCTTTAATCGATGGGTCTAAATGGTGTATGTCAAGAGAACAAGTATGTTTATTATATCCACATTCAACACACTTACCACCAAGAATTTCAATCGCAAAAAGTCTGTTATTTTTACCTACTTTTGATGTTCTTAAATTGTGGCATTTTGAACAAGTTTTCTTTGAATGGCCATAAAAATTTTCAGGATTAGTTTCGCCACATTTGCAGATATATTCAGTTAATTTAAATTGATCAGGACTAGTTTTTAAATTATATTTCTTTAACCAATGCCTTACATTTGTTTGACTTGATTGTTCTAACTCTGCAATCTTTCTTGTTGAATAATTTAAACTTATATAGTTTTTTAAAACAATTTCATTCATAGTTCAATTATACAACAAAAAACTCTATCTTTGAGTTAAGATAGAGTTTAAAAAGCTTAGGAGAGGAATCGAACCCCCAACGACCTCATTACAAGTGAGACATTCTACCATTGAATTACCTAAGCAGATTTTCCGGTAGAGATTCGAACTCCAATTAAAGGCACCAAAAACCTCTGTCCTACCATTGAACGACCGGAAATTACAAAAACATTATACCACAAACATAGCCTGTAGGGGTATCGAACCCCTGGTCTCCTCCGTGAAAGGGAGGCATCTTAACCACTCGACTAACAGGCCATATGAATATATTATACTAGATATATTTGGCTATGTCAACTAAACCTGCATGAATTTCTCCGTGGCAATTAGCACAAACTAAAACACACTTGTCAGCTTCTTTTTTTAATTTATCTAAATCAATAGTACCAGAGCTTGCAATTGTAAACTCTTTTTCATTTGGATCTGTATGATGAAACTGTAATACCTGCTGACATTTATCATAACTACAAATTACACACATTCCGCCTTTGTATTCAATCAAAGCAGATTTCTTTTTCCTTCTTGATTCTGACACTCTACAAGATGAACAAATTGATTGATATTTACCATGACCACCTAAGTAATCTTTTTCACATAATCTGCATTTATTTACAGGTGATTGTGTATTTTCAGAATCATGAATCTTTCTTGTATTATGTTGGCCAAATGGCGAACAATCTAAGCAGTATTTTCTGTTTTTTAAATTTCTCTTTTTACCATCTATCATAATTAAGTTAGGCACTTGGTTTTCGCAGTTAAGACATTTTCTCATTTTAAATCCTTATTGGTAGTAACTTTAATAGTTCTACCAATAAGCTTATACAAAATAAGTAACAAAAAGACCTCTAACTAAATTGCTAGAGGTCTATTACTGGCCAGGATGGACTCGAACCATCAACCCTTTGATTAACAGTCAAATGCACCGCCAATTGTGCTACTGGCCAATACACTAATATTATACATCAACACTCGGAAATAGCAAACAAAAAACCCAGACAATTTACATTATCTGGGTTCAATTAACGAAAACTAATCCATCAACATCTTTACTAATACCAATGCTAAATAAACTAAAATTAAAATCGACGTGTACTTAAAAAACTTTGAAACAGGGCTCAATCGCATAATTCATCTCCCAAAAAGATAAGCAAGATAAATAAATGATACACCAATAAAAAAATAAGCCCAAATTAAAACTAAAAGTTTCTTTCTACTCAATGCTTCCATAATCTTGTCTCCTCCACAATCTCTGAAAACACCCAAACTATATTCTATAAACGGTTAATTAATTCCTCTGCATTCTCTCTATGGCCAATTCCTTCTTTGTTTTCTTGTTTGCAAAATATGTTTGTTTTGAAATTACTTGCATCATTGACATTGCTCTAACACAAGCTTCATTTTTCTGATTATATAATATCTGCTCTGTTGGTGCATCTGGTTTAATTGCATATCCAACACTTCCACTTACAACAATCAGCATAAAATAAAAAAACATCTTCTCAAAGTTAATTGCCTTCATTTTATTATCCTTTTTCAATTCTTAAAAAATCTACGATTTTTTAGGTTTTTAATTTTAGTAATAAAAAAGCCCTAACCAATTTTGGTTAGGGCTTCAATGCTCTACTATAATGATACCGCAACTTTGCTTTGATTACCTATGTATTGTGTTAAGCAATCATTAACATGAATGTCCGCATCATATTTATAGGTGTTTCCAGATTGCCTGTCATACACTGGAGGTTGAATTGAACACCATTCTCGGAATTGGGTGACTAGAGCATGATTGTAAATCCAGTCCATCGAATCACCTAAAGGACGGTATCGATTTTCCCCACCTTTGCCATCATTTGAGACTTCTGCGAAAGGTTTAGTGTCAATACAAAGTAATGCATTAAAAGCCACAGTTTCTTCGGAATTCTGATAGTTAATGCGAGCGTTCTTAAGGGATATGTTCAAAACTCTACTTCTTTCATTTGTAACAGGAACACAGGCATTCTATCACCAACAAATGCACCAGTCACGTTATATTCAAAATATTCTTCTGCATCATCATATGTCATTCCATCTCTTTGCATCAGGATTTCCATACAAGTAGAAAAATTATAGATTGCATAAGCACCACCAAAGGAATAACCACAACCCAAGAAAGCAAGTTCGAATCCATCAGCAGTAATAATGGAATCATCAAAGAAATTAAGACAATAATCTTGAATGTCTTGCTTTGCTTTTTCATTTGCTTCTTCACTGTATTTAAAATCACTTACTGTACTCAATGGTTTGCCCTGCCTCTTCAAGCTTGTCATTAAAGTCATTCTTCCCTATAAGACCCAAGAGAAGAATAATTACGATTGCTAGGATGATGGGTTGGATTTTACTCTTCATCTGCTTCTTCACCTTTTGTACCAAGGAGACAGATTTTCTTCGTGCCATCTTGATATCCGTTGGTGCAGACCGTATGGATTTCAGCCTCAGTGTTGTAGTTTTTCTCTTCAATTTCAACGATGCACTCAGTTTGGTAACCCTCCTTTTCTGCAATTTGTTCGAGCATCTGAATCACTTCTTTAACAGTCATCTCGTTCCTCCTTTGTTGTTTAATTATATCACAACTAGAGTATATGTCAAAAAAAAAAGGATTGGAAATTAATCCAATCCTGAAAGGGAGTTACACATGTTTACTCAGTCTTACTATACCACATCAATTACAAACCAATCAACATTTGTCGTAAGATTTTCCAAACTCTTTTTTACTTGTGGGTCTGAAATAGAATTAACTACTCTATCTCTTTGTAAAGTCATTCCTTTACTTGGCTTATCAAATGCATACTTAGAAATCGTATCTCTAATTACAGTGAAATTGTCTGCACCAATTTTCTTCTTAATGGAAGACAGCTGAATACTTTTCATATTAACCATCCAAAAAAATATTGTTATAGATTACTCTACAACAATATTTTAACCATTTATTTAATTTTGTCAATATTATTCAAAAGTGATATTGTGAACTATTTCAATAACAAACTTTGGAATACTAATATTGTCTGCTAATCCATGTTTTATGCATTGTTCAGCATCCAGATACAAATTTGATCTACCTTTGTTAAAAACCAATTTATCAAAGTAACCATCTTTTCTTTCACATTCTTTATCCAAAATCCTATAGAACATTTTTTGCAATCTTTCTGTTTCTGCGGCATCTGATTTAATTTCCTCAGACTTGCCTTCAGAAAAAGAAGAAACATCATGAATCATAACTGTAGCATTTGGACTAATATATCTGTGGCCTTTTTCACCACAAGCTAATAATACAGCTCCACATGACATAGCTTTACCCAAACAAATAGTTGCTATAGGTTTGTCAGATGATTTAATTACATCTATCATTGCCATTAAAGCATATACATCTCCACCATATGAATCAATATATACTGGAATAATTGGTTGCGATGTATTTAAAGCTTTGGTCATATCTTCAATAAATATCTTTACTGACTCCTCGCAGAATTCATTAACATAAATTGAAACAGGCGGTTCCATTATTTCTTCTGGTTTTATATTAAGATATGGGTCAACATCAAAAATTACATTTTTTGGTTGTTCCATTTGGATTAGCATTATCTTTATTATCCTTTTTGTATTTCTAAAAAATCTTTGATTTTTTAGGGATTAATTTCCAATAATATAATTCAATAAAAGAAGCCCCAGCCACTGCGTGGCTGGGGCTGTTGACTAGTCAATGATGAATGCTTTGTCTTTGTCTTCTTCAGTAAAAGACTGTTCCGACAAGATGTATCCAAACCTATCTACAAATCCCAAACCTGCCGTAAGCATCAAACCATATTCAGTGCTACGAATAGTCCAGATTTTGCTTGAGTCAAACCCTCTGACTGTTTGATACTCGTCACCATCGGTATCAAACATAATTTCACCCAAACCCTGTTCGCCTTCTCGTGCGTGTGGGTTACTAAGGGCAGTGTACTTTTCTTCCCACTCATCGAAAGAAGGAAAGTCAGGAATCTGTTCGACAGTAATATCGTCACTGTTGAGAGTCTTGACAACATATTCAGAAGACAATTCATCAAGGGCTTTTTGAATAGCGTCTTTCTCATTATCTGCTTTGACGATAGTGCTAAAGTCTTCGTCAGCAATCTCACCTTCGTAGGAACAGGTGAAAGGAATGTAAACATCGTATCTTGGCATATCTTAACTCCTGTCAATATTATATCATAGACCTTTTGGGATGCTATGTTTATTTAAATTAAAAAACCCTCCCAGAAAACACTACTAAACTGGGAGGGTAATACTCAATCTGTTTTAATTATTTATCCTACCCCAAAGGCAAGTCAGATTGAGAAAACTTTAAATTGCCATATTCTTCTTGGTATGCTTGCACTGCTTCAAAACCAAATTGCAAGCCAGACAATTTATCCATAACTTCAGAATAACTGTAACACATACCAAAAAGAGCCATCCACTCATTTTCAGTGTAATTGTAAACTATAGTAACAAACCAATTGTCATCATCATTAGGACGTTCACTTTGATACATTTTAAAATTCAATTTGATAGGAGCATAATGTCTATTGATATACTCTATCCTAGTTTTGATTTCTTCTGCTTGTACTTTAATCATAGTGTTTTCCTTTAAAAATTGGTGGCAGTTGTAGGATTCTAACCTACGATATTTCGATTATGAGTCGAGTGCTTTAGGACAACTAAGCTAAACTGCCATATCAATATATTACCATATTTAAAATTGATTGCAAGGAATATCAATTAACTTTCTTGTATAAAAGATTATGACAATGTTCATAATCTTTTATTTGGAGTAAATAAATGGAAATAAAAAAAATATTAAAATGTGAAGTGTGTGAAAATTTGCTGACAGGAAGACAAAGAAATTTCTGTTCTATTAAATGTAAAGTAAAAAGTACTAATCACAAACATCAAGTATATACTGCACAGCAAGCAAGAGGGTTGGAAAGAAAAAAACAATTGATTAAAATTGCTGGAGGAGAATGTTGTGATTGCGGATATGAAAAAAATATATCAGCTCTTGAATTTCATCATCTTAATCCACAAGAAAAATCATTTGGTATTGATTTAAGAAAATGCTCTTGTGCTAAATGGGAAAGATTAGTTGAAGAAGTCAAAAAATGTATTTTAATCTGCGCCAATTGTCATAGAGAAAGACACAATCCAGACTTAATTTTATAAGCTAATCGCCCTCGTTGATTTCAAACCACTCTCCACCAAAGAATATACGTTCGCAATTTTTTGATTCTATTTCGTGATGATATTCGAATCCACCAAATCTAATTGATGTGAAACTAAAATATCCATTATCACTATTAATTCTAACAGTTTTAATTACAGTTACGCCATCAAGTATATCATTGATGAGTTTATATTTGCCTTTGTAAAGATACAATGCACCTTTTTTTGTAGGAAAATCAACTTTAGTTAAAATATCGTTCATAATTTCTTTGGGTTGTGAGAAGGGTGTAACGGGCATACGAACCACTTTAATAACACCCTTCTCACATTGTTCCAGAATCACCACATTCTGGGTTTGTTCTAGAGGCTGTAGTCCTCTTGAACAAATCTAGTATATCACATCTCAGGGTTTAGTAAAGAACTTTTACAGATTTTCCATTTCTATATGTGGCAACAGCTTCGATATCTCTGTTGTCATTTAATTGAAGAAGAAGAAAATTAACATCTGGTTCTTCTGAAATATGCTTGTCAATATATTCATAAGCAACAGTAGCATCTTTGAACATGAACTTATTAATTATATTGAAATCTTTGTCTACTTGATAAAGAATATGTTTCACAGGTCATAACCACTTTCTTCGTGATGCTTCTTGTTTGAAAAGAATGAAAAAGGAAACAATATCACAATAAGAATCAAACCTACAATTGCGCCTATTGCAAAATAAAAGTAAATGTAAAAGTTTTCAAGAGTTTTAATTAGAGTCTTCATCGTCCCATCCTTGTTGATATTATATAACTACAGTGGAGCAATGTCAAGAAATATTATTGAAAATCAAATTGTAAAAAATCTTTGATTTTTTAGAAATTGAAAAGGGATAATAAAAGGAAATCCCCTTCTAAAATTGCCGTAGAAGGGGATTGTTTTCACTTGGCAGAAAGGATAAGGTCCAAGTGAAAATGGATTAGAGTCTTGCTCTCAATAAACCAGCATTGTCATATACTCTCACAATGTGGTCACTTCTATCTGAAATAGATTTTGCTATTCTTTGCGCTTCATATTCAGAAATTGCGCCGGGGACTGTTATTGATATTGTTGAATTATTTACTTCCATATCATAACCAGATTCATTACAAATCTTTTTAATCACAGAAAGTCTTTTATCCATATCTGCTTTTTGTTTTTTTGCTTGTTTTATTTCTTCAGCAGATTTTTTATGCTCGATTACTTTCCCGTTAGAATCACGAGGAATTAAAAAAGCAGATAAAACAAACACAAAAATCCAAAATCCACAACCTACAGCCCAACAACTTGGTTTTTTATTCATCAGTTTAACTTTCTGAAGAGTGAATTTCCATATGGCAATTTAAACATAATAGGATACACTTTTGCCACTCATTAAGTATATCATCCCAAGAGCGATTATGCAGATTTTCAGCAGACAATCCAAATGATTTTAATTCTGGTTTTAAATGATGAAATGATAAAGCTCCACGACATTTATCATAACCACATTTTGAACAACAGCCACCAGAAAGTTTTATTAATTCATCTTTGCGTTCAATACGCTTACGTGCCATTTTATCTCTGTGATGTTTTTTATATGATTCATCCCATTCAGAGTATGGCTTGCCTACTGGTTTTTTGGTTGGACTGTCAATATTTGGTTTAGTATTGTTGCTACCAAAAGGACTACATTCAAGACAGAACTTTCTGTTTTGTAAATTACGAATTTTCCCATCAATCATTTTTTTACGTGGGATATTTTTATTGCATTTTCTGCAGGTTCTTGTTTCCATATGTTACTTATACAGCGTAATGGAAACAAGAACCTTGTTATGGGTCGGGTGGGATTCGAACCCACGACATTCGCATTAAAAGTGCGACGCTACTACCACTGAGCTACCAACCCAAAATTAAAAGAGAGAGGTCTGTGTGGAGCCTAGGATGACGACTAGTAAGCCAGAGCCAAATTTCCCACCTGCATAAAAGTTTCTTGTACGACCGTGCTAAGTTTACCTTAGCAGAAACCTCTCTCAAGTCCCCCAGACCAGACTTGAACTGGTACTCCTTGCGGAATAGCATTTTAAGTGCTACGTGTCTGCCGATTTCACCACCGGGGGTTACTCTATTCTACCACAATTGGATGTCACTGGCAATCTCTATCTAGAATCTTCAATTACCAGCAACAGATATATATTACCACAATTACCAGAGGATGCAACAAAAAAAGCCTTATTCACTGAACAGTGAATAAGGCCTAAAGAATGAATAAATAAACTATCTAACCCATAATGATATAGAGTTTGTATCTGAACCAGTTCCAGAGAATGATGAAACATAAAGATACTTTTGTGTTCCACCAATTGAATAGTATGATGATATTCCTGTTCCAGCTGGTATTTCAAGACTAACTAAATCTGTACTACCTGTTGTTTTAACACAAGTAAAGTTAGCAATAAATGATGAACCAATTGCTGTGTCTGTTCTTACTTCAAATAATGCAGGAACCATATTTGTTGTAGAAGCAATGGAAGAAATTGTTGTTGTACTACCTGCAGCTGGCATTGTTACTGAATATAATTTTACGATTAATTCATCTGCTTTTACTCTTCTAAAGAAAGATCTAAAATTGTCAGTAAAAGTAGTTGTTTGATTACTTGTTTTGCTATTCCAATATGTTCTTAAATTACTTCCAACAACAGTCGTAAAATAAGTATCAAGAGCTGTCAATGTTGTGTCATAATTAGTAGCAACTGCAGTAGGTGCATTTTTTTCTGCTGTTCTTAATGCTGCGGCTAAAGTATTTGATGCATCGAAATCTGTTCCTGTAATAGTATTGTCTGATAAAGAATCTGCAATAGTATTTCTGGAATCTTGTAATTGAGATAAACCTGAAACTGCTGTGCCTGCTTGAGATAATTGTAAATAAGCATTGGATATGCCTAAACTTGTAACGATCCCTGCAAAAACTGATGGTGAATAAACGAATGCCATATAATTAATCTCCAGTAAGAAATCATAGTTTATTTCTCTGAACGATTAATTTATTCCTTATTCGAAATTAGTATCTTTAAAAAACTTGAATGGAAATATGCTGCCCATCATATCTTTATTATCTTCTGTTCCAAAGATATAACTTCCAAATCCCTCGAGAGTAAATACATCTGTTTTATTAATCCATCGAAGGGGTTTTTCTACCTTAAGAGATATTTCAGAGTTGTTGTACCAATCTTCTGTGCCAAATAAATATACTAAATCCCATAGACATTTCTCAAATCCAATTGCGCCAGGAAACTCGAAAGATGCAACGTGGATATAAGTAGAATGATTGATTTCATATGAGTGATAATTTAATGTTTTAAATCTATCATTGTAAGCTTCGAAATCATTGTTCTGAAAATATTTAATCTTTAGGCCCATGGTAGTAGTATATCATAATACTTAAAAAATATTATTGGATTTGTATTTCTAAAAAATCTTCGATTTTTTTACGAATTAATTTTTGATAATAAAAAAGGGGAGAGAGCTTGCGCTCTCTCCCCTGTGGAGGCTGAACCCCCTTTAGGGGTTCAGTTCATTGTAGATGGTCTTTGCATCCGCTTGGGTTGTAAAGTCAAGCAGAACACCATACTGCACTGAATTAAAGTCACCTGACCCAGAACGCCGAATTGTCATTGCTAAGGCAGGTCGGCGGGTAGCGAACAAGTGGCTGATGAGGGTGTCCAAAGCAATCCATTGCTTCGTCCATTCAATGCTCTGCATCTTGTTGTCAAGAGGCAGGGTCAATTGCTCTGGCTCATCAGGGTCTGCCATGCATTCCCCATCATCATCGTCGCATTCGCAACAGTCATTACAGCAATCGCAATTATCGCAATCACTTGAACAACAGTCGCATTCAGGGCAAGATGACTCATCATCCCACTCTTCGTCCACATCATCGTCATTCTCCGTGTTGAAGCGTGACTCATAGACGTGTTCGGTGAGCGGTCGCTCGCACTCTGCAACAACCTTGTATCGGCAGGTGCGGAGTTTCTGGAATTCGCAATCGGTTGGAATGCTTACGACATCCGCAGGGTCGATTTCAACCAGAACCAACCGGTCGTTGCCACCAGCAAAGTTGGTTGCATAGGCAAGTGTACCAGCATGGAACCCGTATGAACAGCCGACATTTTTGTCATCGTCCACCTTGTTACGGGGCATCTCAAGCACGTTGCCAACGCTGTTGTCAAACCTGCCAGTATGCTTGTCGGTGAAATCTTGGCGAACAGCCTTGTAAGCAAGGAACGTACCAGTCTCGGTGAGAGGTAGGTGCTTATGCTCAAGGAACGTGTAGAGTTCATCGACAGCACGTTTGCTTGGGTTCAAATGCAAGCGTGTGATAAACTTGAAGATAGGCAAGCAGTCAATGCCATCTGCAAGGAAATTGATGATTCTGTCTGCAACGATTGAGCGAACAACATCACCAGAGACGAATACCGAACCATCCTTGACCTCGATTTGCTCATACTTGGCATAGAGGTTGTTGAACTTGCGGGTTGGGTCGATGACAAGCATCAGAGCATCCCAGTCCTTGGATTGGAAAGCGGAAACAGCAGATGCAAACATAGGGTTGCTTGCAAGAACAGTGTGCTGTACACCATCAGCGACGATTGTTAGAAACCCATCGGTAGGGTTCTGATTCAACAACGATGCGGTTATTTCCATAACATTCTCCTTCACTTACAGCATAAGTATACAGGCTAAATACAGGCATAGCAAGAAATTTACCTCCCAAATAAAAATAAGGGAAAAATATTATTGAAAATTAATTCATAAAAAAATCGTAGATTTTTTAGCAATTTATTTTTGATAATAAATTAGCTGTCTAAAAGGAACATCCCCCGCAAGCGGGGGATGTCTGGTCAGGGGACTTGAGGAACCTACCTGACCAAATCGATGTAGCCCATCACCTTCGACGCACCGCTTTCGCTTGATATAAAGGTGAGGAAAGAGAACATCGGATACTTTTCCATCACCGCATCCACCTTGGGTTGCAGGTTGGATACATACTTGTGAGAGCGATTCTCAAAGATATGGTTTGCAAGTTTGTATTCATCTGTCCACACAGTGCTTGCTGACTTTCGGATAGCATCAACCACTGCCTTGATATCATCGGGCATGGTGTACTGGTCATATGCATAATTCGTGAACCCTTGAATGACGTGAGGGATTGTTGCTGTTTGAACATCCCACCTTGTTGTCAAATCGTGCTTGACAGTCAGGTCTTTGAATAGTTCATCCTGATACTGCTGATACGATTTCCAACCTGCACCAAGTGTCAAAGCGGTCTTACCACGAACACCATACACTGGTTGGTCGATGCCACAATCAGCAAGCAATTTCTTGAATGACTCAATCTGGCGTACACCCAATGAAGAATCGACGGTGGCAAAGTGTGATATCACCACATAGATTCCAGTGCCGTTTGAGATATCAATCTGGCATGGTTTCCAATTGTCTGCCTTGCGCCATGAATTTGACTGCACAAACTCATATGCTTCAGAGAACACCGACTTGCCACCAGACTGCTTGCGGGTTGGCTTGACATAGTTAGCAGTAGCCAAGTCTATCCATGGGCATCCTTCCAACTCTGGTCGAGAGAAGAAATCATCTGCCATTTGAGCATTGTCAAATTGAAGCAGATATGTATGCTCTGTCAGGTCACCAAATGAATTGATGCGACCAAACAACTCATGCTTTGAAATGTTGCCATTGTCAACAAATATTCGGGCATTGCTGTGAGGAGCGATACCAATTGCTTCAGTCCACTGGAAATTTTTGTTCCTGTTCTGCTCAACCTTGCGAGCCTTGCAAGACTTGACAGTGATGTACCCTTGACGAATCTGTTGTCCACGATAATTGAGGACATTGGCTTGACCAACCTTGTTGGACAATTCATTGTACATCAACAGAGCATCCCACATGGTCTTTGCAGAGTTCATCTGCTGTGACAGAACCTCTCCAACTTGCTCTCTAAAATCTGCAATCGCATTGAACAACCAACTGTTCGTTTTCTGGTTGTATTCCAAAGCCTCACGGGAAGCAGAATTCTTGACTGCACCGATAGGGGCTTTGAGCAAGATTTCCATGTACCGGAAGGATTGCAGGTACTCAGCCATGATTGAACCCAAACCAATGTTGCCCAAGTTTACAGGGTAGACAACATTGCCCATTGAAACCCTGACTCTAGAAGCATAATTACCATGGGTGTTTTTGGTGATAACCCAATTGGAACCAGACAGGATAGGCGTTGCATCATAGTTAGCAATCCTGCTCTGTAAATGGTTGTCATTGTGGATGACAGGCTTAGGGGTGAAATATCTCAACACCTCAAATGCCCGGTCATGGAACGTGTTGTAATCACCAGACTTGACATTGACTACAATTTCAATGCCCGACAGTTCGCTTGATGGTTCAACAGTCAAGCGGGTGATTTTGCCGATTTCTGTTTCATCGATGTAAGCAGAGTACACGGTTTTCATCCCGCCATGATATGACGTGAATGTGAATGAATCGACGTAGGAGAATGCAGACTTTGAGCCAAGACCCAAACAACCTGTCTGCTCATTGGTGTTGCGCTTGGTCGATTCACCATACGAGCCAAAGATGTTGTATACTTGCTCTTCGGACAATCCCTTGCCGAAATCTCGCACCTTGAATACAGGGGAGAATGCGTTTGGCAAGGAGACTTGGATTGGGCAATCAGGTACGCCAGCGTCGATGTTTGCATCCATTGCGTTGGTGCAGTACTCACGTACCACGGCAAGAATCTTGTCGGAGTACAACTGGTTGCGGAGAATGCTAAAAATGTGAGCAAGGTTTTCTTGCTTGACATTGAAGAAAGACTCCGACTGGATGCCGAATGAGACGATTGACTTGTCTGACTTTTCTGTTATCATGATAGGTTCCTCACTGATAATAATATCATGTACACCAGACATTGCCAGTAAATCGGAAAAATATTATTGAAAATTAAAACCTAAAAAATCTACGATTTTTTTATAAATTAATTTTGCATAATAATTCCTCCCCTGCTTTGCAGGGGAGGAAGGGTGTGAACTATCTCACATAGAGATAGTTCTTAACAGTTTCTTCATCAAGAGCCTTTGCCCTCTCAGATATCAGACCCCATCGCTTGGAAATTGCTTGAAGGTCTGCATCAATTGCAGGTGCAAGTATCGCACTAGCAACAGTCTCCAATTGCTCTCTGGTAGAACCATTGTATTCCTTGGCACTACGGGTCAAGCCGTTGACGATACCAAATGCGGTATTCTCATGCACATGACCAGATGACTCTTGGAGAGAGTCGATGTATCCCTTGTGCCAGAGTTTACCCTGTAGACCAGTCAACTTGTTGTCACGGGCAAGTTGAGCAATTGTGTTGCCAACATTATTGACCTCAACCTGCTTGGCATGACCCATAAGAGTAAGGAGGTCATTACCTTGGGTGAGAGCAACGGTGATTGCTCTGCGAACCTGTTCGGACAATTCTGCACGGTCAATCTTGCCCATGTGGCGTTGGTTGACTTTGATGCTAGAATCTTGCCGACCCCATATCATGCCATTCAAACAGATGGCACGGAATAGGAACGGGGATACCTTGAAGGTTGCATTGCGAATCTCTGAATTGCGAAATGCAATACCTACCCCATAATCAGAGTCTGGTTCACTCTTCATGTTGTCTGGAATGAGGAGGTTGCCGTACATATCGTCACCATCGTTGAAGAGGTGTGATGCAAGTGCTTCCTTCAATGCAGACTTGGAGGGCAATGAATCAATAATCATTTCCATTGCTTCAAGGTTGTCAATGACACCGTAGCGTTCCGATACAATTGCACGGGCTACTTGGTTGCCATCATCATCCTTGCGTGTTCGCACACGGAACTCTCTGGCATCCTTGCCTTTATTGTTCCACTCTGCTTCACGACGACTCAATTCGTCGTTGACAAACTTGACCAGTTCATTGTCGTATCCACGCTCTTGCATGAAAGTTATCATGGAAGAAGGGATGTCGGTGAACTGACGCAGGGAGTTGATGCCACCCTTGGTCAATGGCGTACCATCAATAAGAGTGGTAGCATCTTGAAGGCGAATTGCAGATTCTGGCTTCTCTACATCAATTTTGCCTTCGGCTTGCTTCTTAAGAGCATCGTAGAATGTTTCAAGGGACAGGCACTTATCTTGCCATACCTTTGCTACGTTGCGATGGGTCTCTGTCGATTGAAGACCAATGGCGTTGAACCAGTTGCCATTGTCATCCTGCTTTGCGGTAGAGCCTTCACGAACCTGAAAGCCACCGGCAGACTGGAAGACAGACTTGTTTGGCTCTGCCTTAGGGGTTGCATCGCCAATCTCCAACATATCAAAACGGTTATCGCTCATATCGAACTCCTAAACTTGGATGTCTATATTATATCGGAACACGCCAGCATATTCCAGAAAAAAACAAAGATAGCTGATTTATTATGAAAAATAAAAACATAAAAAAAATCTACGATTTTTTTAGAAATTGAAATTGCATAATATTTTTGCATGTATAAACCGGGTATGGCTGGTTATGTATATATTGCTATTAACCCTGAATATGCTGGTAGGGTTAAAATTGGGAAGACTGAAGATACTATTGAGAACAGAATGAAAGGTCTCACAAGGCATCCTGGAGTCTTAGGTGTGTACTCTTGTTACTATTGTGCTAGAGTAGAAAACCCCCTTTATGTTGAGAGTCTGCTGCATGCCCTATTTGCAGAGTATAGATATCAGAACAATAGAGAGTTCTTTACTATTACTCCTGAAAAAGCAAAACTAGCATTCTTACTAATTGAGTCTCATAATTTGCCAAATGAAGTTGAAGAAGTAGAAGAGTCAATTGAAGATCAGACAAGGCTAATTTCAAAAAGAACTAAACCATTTTCATTTGAGGAAATTGGTATTGAGATTGGGGAGAGTGTCTATTACTATTCAAACCCAGAAATCAAAGCTAGGGTTGTTTCTGTTAATCGTGTAGAGTTTGAAGGTAACGAGTATGCTTTATCTAATTTAACTGGCATACTTGATGAGTGGAGAATTACTGCATATCAAGGGCCATTGTATTGGGCTTATAATGGTGAGAGATTAACAGAGATAAGAAAGAAAAAGACCACTAGTATTTAGTGGTCTTTGTTTTAATTTGCTTGTTCTTTAGATTCTTTGGATAAAATCTCTTCTGCTTTATCTAGTACTTTAAATAATGCTTCATCAGATAAATCCATTTGTTCTCCAACTACTATTCTTGCAAGTTCATTTACTTTCAGGGAGTAAAGGATTTCAAGAATTATTAGTTGTTCTTCTTTATTAAACTCTGTCATTTCTTGATGCTTTCTTTAATCTTATTGAATTGCTCTTTTGAGATAAGTTCAGTGTATGGTTTGTTTTTCACTGTTGCATAGAAGGTGCAGGTTTTGAAATTATCTTTGTTGCAGATAATATAGTATGTATTATCTTGTTCTTTAAGGTAGATGGATACAGTTTGTTTTCTTTCTTCATATTTGGCGGAAGAATTTGTGATGGTTTTGATTAGGGAGTCAAGTTCGTTCATAGTTAATTATATCAAAACTCTCTATTAATTGGTAGTATTTTTGCGTATTGTTTTGGGAGGTCTTTATTGGTATATTTTTTAAAGGCCACTAGTTCATCAAGGTCAAATGTGGAATAGTCTTCACATTCTTTTACAGGGACATAAGAGAGATAATGTTTGTTATCTAATTCAATTCTACAAAATACAGTATCTTTTAAATCTAGCTCTAAGTCTGTATCGTATGGGTCTGATGGGTCGCTTTGTCCTTGGCCTATAATCAAGAAGCCATCTGCGGATTCTTCAAAGCAAACGTTCTGTAATTCTTTAACTGCTTCTGGAGAGTTTAAATCAATTTCATCTATTTGATTATATATTGGAATTGATCTTTCTTTTCCTGTAATTGGGTCTCTTCCTGAATTGTGAAAAGTGTATGCTGTTGTTTCAAGAAATCCATCAGCTTCCATACAAGATTTCTCAAAAAGAAAAATTAAAATAGCCCATGACCAATCTTCATTTAGGTATTTATTTAGCATAATAATATTTTACATTTTTCCAACATCTCCAATATCGCATAGTCTTTATTTTTGAGTTCTACGTCCCAATACACTTCTTTGTATGTAGGGGGAAGAAATTGAGCCATGTGTTCGTGTGCTCTTGTGTTGTTTTTGCCCTCAGAATAGTGAAATATGGGGGTTGTATTCCATGTTTCATATGCTAGGTTAAAAGCCTCTTCTTCAGTTAAATTATCAGGGAGAATCTTATGGTGTAAGGTATCAAATGTTACTGGGATACCGTTTGTTTGATAGAAATACGTATGGAGGTTCTTAACAGACCATACACCATTTGCATTATCATTATTTTCAAGGACAAGTCGTTTCCGAACTGCACTAGAGAGTTTGTTGTAATTGAGGATAAATCTGTTGGAAATGTCAATTGGGTCACCGTCTTTTCTAACGTGGATATTTAATGGTGCTTCGTATGATTGTGGCAAGTCAAGTCTATCAAATATATCAGCATGGGTCTCTAAGTCTGTTATTGAATTTTGAATTGCTTTTGGGTCTTCAGATGTAAGTGTAATATATTCTGAAGGATGTGCAGATACTTTGATGCCTGTTTCTTTGATTGCTTTTTTTAATTCATTTATTTGGTATTGAATTATTTTGTATTCTGGTAATTCTTCTAGGGAAAGTTTTACGTCGGGGTGATTTAAGACAGGGGTTAAATCAGAGGAAAGACGATATCCTTTAATACCAGATTTTTTGCAATGGTGGATGATATCTCTTGTTGTTCTAAAATTGTTTTGAATAATACCAGATAATTTTAATAGGGATTCTTCTCTTGGTTTGCTATTAAAAGATTTGTATGTCATTGTGCGGAATTTGATGCCTTGTTCCGCTAAGATATTTGAGATGCAACAAAGAGAGAGGTTCATGATTGCATTATATCATGAACCTCGAAATCTTATTTATTTTTTCTCTAGTATCCAAAGCCATTCATTCACTTTAATATCTCTATCGTTAAGGTTTCTGCTTCCTCGATATGCATTGTATTCTTGTTCATGTAAGTTAGCTTCGCCATATTTTGAAAGAATCCTTCGAAAATTGTCAGCAGAGATAATGCCTTCGTTATTATATGAAATTAATACATACTTGGCATTTGTGTTTTTAATCAATTCATCCATAGATTGTTCTGCTTCTTTTGTTTTGTTGTATGCAGATTTATTCCAATCTTTCGAAATACCGCTTACTCCATCTTGTATATGGATTGGTTTCCCTCCATTGATAATATTGAGCATAAAGTAATTGGAGCCATAAGGATGTTGATTATAGGGCGGATCATAATATACTAAATCAAATTCTGGCAAGCTCGAATTTCTAATTAGTTCATTGATATCTTTTTGATGTACATTTACTTGACACTCGAAATCTGATAGCAATGGTAAGTCTAGTATTATTTCGCCTTTAATTCTTGTTAGTGCATTTTCGCCTTTACCGCCAAAATGCCCTATACCATCTTTTTTGTGGAATCCTTTAAACACTCCAGATGTATTGTTATGTATAGATGCTTTTACTAGTAATGCAGCAAGACAGAGTGTGCGATATGGTTCAGGAAAATCTTCAAGTAATACTCTGACATTATCAATTATTCTTGCATTGTCATTTGTGTAGAAAACTCTCTCTCCTGGTTGAACATTGTTATCATCTTTAGGAGCATAGTTCTCTCGAATAAATCCAATCTCATCTGAATATCTTTTATTTTCATTTAAGAAATCAATGTATTTAATTAATTTCTTTTTATTGACTTCTGATTTGTTTATGAGAAAGGCGAGATTACAAGTGTATGAATAGTCCTCGAGATCGTTTGTATGTAATTCAGATGAGATGGTTTTAAGCACCCTCGAAACTGCACCTGACCCTGCAAAGCCATCAAGACAAACTAGTTTCTCTTTACCTAGTTTGTCTTGTATGGCTCGAAATCCTGAATTAAGAAAATGCAGTAGTCTTCTTTTGTTTCCTATGTATGTAATTAATTGAGAATCATAGTAGGGTTTATCAAGTTCACTCATAGGAAGATTATACCATTGGCCTTTAGTCGTAGTTGTCTGTTTGAGTAAAGGAGAAGTGGATGCGGATGTAAAACTTCTCGCCTTCCTTGTACTTCACATTATCCCGCTTGTATTGAACAGTCCAGCCAGAGGTTCCAATTGACATGTCCCGACCTTTAAACGTCTTTCTTTCTTGTAGGAGTTCGGCGTAAAGGTACTCGATGGTTTTGGTCTCATCAGCAAATGTGTAATGAGGATTGTGGCCTGTCATTTCACGCATGGCTTTGATGAGTTCTGAATGGTACTTTTCAAGGTACTGAAGTTGTTCATCCAGTATCTGATGTTCATTGTAGTTTTCAAAGAGATACTGGATTTGCAGTGGTGATATCTGTTCGTTCATAGGAACATTATATCATTCGTAGTTGTCGTTGTTCTTCTTTCGAAAAAAATAATAACCGCCCACTTGAGTATGTTCAATTCCTATAGTATCAAGGTACTCGAAAAACTTTACTCGATTTTCTTCAATTAGATTTACTCGTGGAAAGTTTGGTATATTTTCATCAATAAAATATACCTGGCAATGTTTCTGAGCATTATTGGATACATAAGTTTTTAAAGATACAAAATTATTAATTGGATCTAAAGAAGATAAAATAAAAACACTAAGTAGGGGTAACATTAGATTCCTTTTCAGCTGCACGTCTTGACTCTAATTCTTTTTGAACGAATCTATCGCAAGTTAGAATTGTTTTTGCAAACTTTAAAATATAACCTTGATGATTTGTCACTGAATAACCATCTTCAGTCTTATAAACGAATAAACCATCAGCCATATAAATAAGTTTAATTTGCATCTTTATCCTCGAAAAAAGGGGAGACTCGAAAATCTCCCCTCAGATTGTCTAGGCTTCGGTTACTTCTTCCGATTCCTCAAAGAGCGAGTCCCATTCTTCGATTCCACCCCATTTGCCATCCTCTACTGCCTCCTTGAAAGTCTCGTAGGAACAGGTCTCCTCGAATTTACCATTATCACAAACAAACTCATAATGACTATCGTTCTCAATGGAGCCAGATATCATTTCAAACGTGGCTTCAGGATAGAGTGTTGACAGGGTTCTTACGAATTGCTCAGGACAACCCCAAGGAGAATCGAAATAGAAGGTGATTGTCAAGAGGTCGAAATTAACTGTTGGTCTTACAGCATCCCACTTTACACCCCAATTATCAAGGTTCCAAGAATACCAATCAGAGTAACCAGTGGCTTTGAATGCTTCTTGGTTTTTTAATGCATTCTTGGCTACATCAGAGTAGCGATGATGATTGCTATTAACAATTTCCTGGAGGGTTGTTGCTGTATTGCCATCTTTATTAAATTCAGCAATCAACTTATCTACATTAATATTGGGGGATTGAGTACCGTCCAATATCTCAGGCATAGGAATGAAGGAGTGAAACAATCCTTCGAGATTGATTTTGCTTTTAAAAGACTCGAATTGCTCTTGTGTTTGAAAAGAGCAAATCAGTTCGTTCATGACCCAGTTAGGCATTTTAGGGATTACCTTTCTTTCTCGTACATCTTGAATGTACATGATGTTATATCATTGGCTACAGTGAATTGCCAGTAATTCTTCGAAATCTTTCTCTTGTAAATGTTGTATCCTCGAAAACTTAAATAATAAAGATCCTGGACAACATTTTCCCAATGAGAGAGTTTGCTTTCTTTAGCAAACTCTCTCATTGTTTTAATCTTCAACTACAGGCTCGAATTCTGCATCATCATATCGAACGTTTTTAATCTCGTGCTCTTCCATTTCCTCGAATTGGTGAACCATGTCATATTCACCATCAGGACTTTCAGCAACAAGACACATTTGGAGCATATACATTTTATTGTTAAACTCTAATGCATACAATTGATGTAAAAAATCTTCATGGAGAATAGCATCATCAGGAACTTCCATTGTGCCTGTTACTCGAAAATTAACCTTCATGTCATTACCTCTATTTAAATATATCATAAAAGAGGGGAAATCGCCATTGATTTCCCCTAGCTCTGTGGATAAGATTCCCTACTAAATTATCCACAGAAATCGAAAGATAATTGGTTCTCTAAGCAATAAGACCAATACCTCGAATTTTCCTGACCTTGATTTAAATCCCACCAAAGGCATCTAGTAATGTAGGGTGATACTAGTAGGCTTTGCGATTTATTTAACCACACTTCTTCGCCTTTTTGGTATTCTCGAATTTCTTTTTCACTGCTCGCTCTATATCCTTGTGTATTTAAATTAAGTACACGGAGCATATGAACATCAAGACAAACAACTTCTACTGTATTAGGATAGCATAACTCTAAAGCAAAAGATGTTTTCGCTAGACCAATACCAATTAAATCTTTGGCTAGTCTATTTCTTAATTCAGTCCAAGTCTCATTATCTGTTTTCTTAAAAGCATCTGGATTAGCCCAAAACTTCTTCGAAAAACTAAGGATATTGATGAAACGTTGATTATGTAGACCTGCACGACCTTCAATCAATCTCTGCATCAAAATCTCGGAATTATTAATCCATTCTTCGAAATTCTTTATGCAATTGTAAAGGTTGACATTGTTTTCCCATGTGGTGTGAATGCTAGTAAATGCAAACAACCATCTCTGAAAAATCTCGCCATCTGTTTGTGGTGTGATAGAATCCCAATACTTTCCATATTGAGCGAACCTATCAGCGTTTTGTAGGGTAAACACTTTTTCCATTTATTTGTCCTTTAGGGTTGGATGGTTTATTGTACTCGATTACTCTTGGTGTGTCAAATTCATTGCAATACATCTTTCAAGAGGGATATATAAAATTAATATAGAACTAGATCTTTAATATGTAAAATAAATACATAAAGGAAATTAAATATGTCAATCAAAAATTATTTAAAAGACTTAGCCAGAGATATTGTATTGCTCGAAAATAACAGAGATTTTAGAGCAGCCAAAGTATTGCATGATAAGTTTATTCGTGTAGCCAATTTTCCACATAGAAAAGATGAATTAATGGATGATTCTTTTTTAAATGCAGATAGACACGAGGAAGATTTGGATTTATATGATCAAGCGAATGAAGATTATTATGGAGAATTAAAAGATAATCCAGATGAAGATATTGTGGATGATTCTTTGGGCTCTGATCTTGATGTAAATGAAATGAATCTTACTGATGATGCTGATATGGACAATGAAGAAATCTATGGCCTATTTAATACATTAAGATCTAAATTAGGCGAAGATCCAGGGGCAGCTAGCCTTATAGATCAATTGGAAGAAATGTATGATGCTACAGTAATGGGCAAAAGATAGATTTTAATTTTCAATAATAAAATCTCCACTTTCTCTTGATTGTGGAGATTTTTTCTTTTATAAGATATCATATGTACACACCATTTGTTATCGAAAAATCTGCTACCGGTGAAAGATCTTATGATATTTGGTCCAGGTTATTAAAGGATCGAATTATCTTTCTTGGTACTGAAGTTAATGATTTTGTTGCTAATTCTTTAATTGCACAACTTTTATTTTTAGAACAGGATGACAAGAATCTTCCAATTGAGTTTTATATTAATTCGCCAGGTGGATCGGTTTCTGCAGGCTTAGCAATTTATGATGTTATGCATACGATTAATGCTCCTGTAAATACTACTTGTGTTGGTTTGGCCGCTTCTATGGGTGCAGTTCTTTTAGCTGGTGGAACTGGTGAAAGATCTGCATTACCTCACTCAAGAATTATGATCCACCAGGTTTCAAGTGGTTTTTCTGGTACCGCTGCTGACATTAACATTCAAGTGGCGGAAACAAATAAATTATATAAACAACTACTCGACATTTTATCCACACATACAAAACAAACAATTAAAAAGTTAGAAAAGGATTGTGATCGAGATTGTTATATGTCTGCAGAAGAAGCAAAGACATATGGCCTAATTGATTCTGTGATCTCTTCTAAAAAGGTATAATAATAATATGAAATTCAACACAATGCCAATGGCGCCTATGCAAAATGTAAAACCAGTGCGAAAGCCTGTAGTTTTATTTTGTATTCCCGGTGGCTCTTTCACTCCTGGCTTCTTCGATTCATGGACCAAGTTAACAATGGTAGCTGGAAGATTGCCTTTTGATATGATCTGTACTCGTCATTATAGCCCAGTTATCTATCACTGTCGAGCTAATTTGCTTGGAGCTGATAATAGAGCTGGCGAACATCAGATCCCATTTCAAGGCAAGCTCAATTACGATTATATGATGTGGCTTGATACAGATATTAACTTTACTCCAGAACAAGTTGTATCTTTATTCGAAACAATGCAAAAGAAGAAGCATGTTGATGTGCTCTGTGGTATTTATTTAACAGCCGACGGACATCACTCAACAATTGTAAAAGATTGGGACGTCAACTACTTCCTTAAAACCGGCCTCTTCCCATTCCTTACAATACCACAGCTAAAAGAAGAAGCAGCAAAAACAGCAGATAAATTAGCTAAAGTATTCTACGCAGGCATGGGATTTATGATGGTACGTAAGGGTGCATTCGAAAAGGTGACATATCCTTGGTTTGAGCCTATTATGCATGAGATCGAAATGTCTAGGGACTTTTCTTCAGAGGACGTTTCTTTATGCTGGAAATGGGCCGAAAAGAATGTAGGTATTTATATTGATCCAGAAATTGTAGTAGGCCATGAAAAGTCTATTGTAATTAGATAATAAAAAAATCCCTCGAAAGAGGGATTTTTTTATTTTGTCTCCATTTTCTCTTCAGCTTTTTGCACCTCGAGAAATAATGGAATGAAGTTCTTTAAATGATCAGCTAAAATATTAATGTTATCTTTTTGCTCTTTCATTTCTGGTGATGGATTAATTAAATATTCACCAGACACTTCCATATAACATTTTTCGCAGCACTCTAATAATTGGCCATATTTAACTAGGAACTCTGTAAAGTGAGAAACAAAATCAGCATGCAAGTCTTCGTTCATATGGCCCTCGAAAATCTATCCATTATCTTAACACAATAGTCTTGATCATTTTTGCCTTGTGCGTTAAAATGTATGGTTATGTAAGTAAAGTTTTCATCTTTTAAACCCATAGAAATTAACATCATATTAGTTCTCGGGCCACATAAGGGTAAGTTTTTATTATACTCCTCATCTACCTCGAAAGCACTATATAATTGATCTAGTATATATGGCCTTTTTTCATTTACACACAATAAAGATAAATATGGCAATCCACCCTTTTGATTACCACTTAAATGACCCTGGCAACAAAATACAGTCCAGCAATAATCTGATGCATTTATTCTATCACAAATTGGCCGCATCTTCCAATCAATATCTTTTTTCTTTAATTCTCTTGAGGGTATATGAAGAAACTTATTATTCTTTACAGCCAGATCATACATCTAAATCAATATTCTCCCTATTGTAAATTAAAAGATCATCCTTATCCTTGTTATTCTTTGATGGAATAACAAGGATATCACTACCATACTCTACCTCGAAAAATGAAAACTTACATTTGTCTAGTGGGAGATTAATATTATTGTCCTCGAAATGGTTACGTAAGTTTAGTAAGGTTGTTTCCTCTTCATTAAAAAAACAAATTCTATCTTCGCCCCAATAATCCATGAGCTTGTTGATTGCTGAAACATCTACTAACATTTACTTTGCCTCGATTTTAATTAAAGGAATGGAACCTAACTTTTTAATTTCATTTCCCTCTAACACATTATATATATCCCAGGCCCACTTAGCTTTGTAATATATATAATTACTGGAAATATCAAACGGGATTTCTTTGTCTATTAAATTGGTGAAAAGATCTCTATTGTTTTTTAATTTTTCTACTAAAAGAATTGTAGAAAAATTAACATTCACTCCCTCGAAAAGCTCACTTAATATTTCTACTCTGCCACATAAAAGAGAATAATATAACTTAAGAGATAAAACTAATACGAATACTTCATCACTCGAAAAATTAATTGGTAAATAATCTGACAAATCTCCAGAAAGAAAAGGTAAAAGATTATATAATTTTTTCTTTGTATTTGTGATGTGAATAGATCTCGGCATTAATTGAAGAACATTTAAATACTTCGAAATATGCTCTTCCTCGAAATCTTTTAAAATGTTTGATAATTCTTTTACTCGAATATCAAAACTTTCTTCTATATCAAATCCACTCGAAATTTGTGGATTCTTATTTTCCATCATTAGAGGAGAGATTTTATTTATCTCTCCTCTAATGATAAATCTGTGAATGTCAAGTGTTTTAATTAAAATTCTACAATGACTCTTATTTAAATGCACTCGAAACATGTCACTATTATAACATATCAATTGGGTTAAAGCCATACCTCAAATTACCATATACTCGAACTGCAATCTCTTCATCTGTTAGTGTTTGATATTGCTTTTGATAATATTGAATCTTTGTTTTAATTGGTGGCTCTGATGGTGTTAATCCATTTTGAATACAATATTGCCTCCAAGAAGAATATTTTGTTGCACTGTTAATATTCATCTTGCAAATTTCATTTTCATCTGTTACAATATCGTGGAGAAATTTTATTCTTTCTTCCAATTGCTTCTTATTATATTCCAACAAAGAATCTAAAACAGGATTGGACTCGAAAACCGCAGCCACTAAAAGACCATTATCGAAAACAGCATACAATTGCCCCTTCTCTACTAATTCTTCAACAACAGGGTCAATTATATTTTCCTCGATTGGCGTTTCCTCGATTTTCACTTCCTCGA